GCCGCTCGTCGCGCACGTCCCCCGCCGTCTCCACCGCCCGCCGGACCAGCGCCGTCGCAGCGGCCCGCCACTTCTCGTAGGCGGGCTCCAGCTGCGGCGTCGGCAGGCCGGCGGACAGCACCATCGAACCCAGGCGCATGGCCTCCATGACCAGGCGCTCCTGGTCCGTCTTCATCCACTTCAGGCCCGGGTAGGGCAGCTGCGCCAGCGTGCGCGGAATGTCCGTGCACACCTGCACCTCGCCCTCCCGCACGTGAAAGTAGTACCCGACGAACAAGAACGGCACCTGCTCCAGGAAGCCCAGCACCGATCGCGCGCGCACGCGCGCGAACTGCTCCACCCGCACGTCGAATCCCAAGTCCTTGCCCGTCCGCTGGATCGTCGAGTCCCACCACTCCGCCCATTCCCGGTCGCCCGCTGCGAGAGAACCCGGTCAATCAGCACGTCCATCAACATGTCGTTGACCTTGCTCTGCAGCGGCGCCCCCGAGGGGCCAGCGTGGCGCCACTCGTACACCAGCGATCCACAGACCACCACGAGGCGGCTGCGCGCATACGCGTGCCACAGCCCCGCGGCGGCCGTGTCGATGCACTCGAGCTGCCGGCGCACGGCCGCGTGCACCTCGCGCGTCGCGTCGTGGTGCTGCGTCAGGTCGAAGTTGCTGCAGTCGAGCGCGAAGCCGACCAGCTCCTCCCCCTCCCTGCCGATCACCCACGAGTCGCCGCGGACGTGCCCCCACCGCGGTCCGGCCTCGCGCAGCATGGCCTCCAGCGCGTCCACCAGGCGCGCCGCTCCGCCGTGGTGCAGGCTCACCCCGATGCCGGAGTGGCCCTGCACCAGGACGGTGCGCGCCATGGCCTCCAGCGCCTGCGTCGCCACCTGCATGTTGAGCATCACGGGACGGAAAGGCATTGTAGAAGCGCAGCTTCCCCGCCTTGATCTTCTCCGCGTTGTAGTAGTCGGCCTTCGCCTTCCCCCTGACGGCCGCCATGAAGGGCCGCTCCTGCTCCATCCGCCGCACGAACGCCTCAACTCCCTCCCCCTTGCTGGCCGCGACGAGCTCCTTGCGGAGTCCCACGGCCAGCTCCAGGCAGAGCGCCGAGGCGCCCGGTGTCTCCCACGTGCCCAGCACGGGAAAGCCGTTGTCCGACTTCTTGTTGACGGTCACCGCCTGCTCGTGCTCAGCAGCGAGCAGCGGGAACGGCCGCAACGCGTTGCGTGGCAGGCGGTCCACCCGCAGACCGCACCGGTCCAGGGCGGCCTCCGCCTCCGCTCGCGCTTTTTGAAACCGTCAGATGTTGAATTCTTATGGAAAAATATAAAATTTTCTTTCTAAGAAGAGGATCCAAAGCAGATTGTTATTGCTTTGCTTTTCTGTGAAGAACAATGATAGAAGAATTTATTTCAGCATGATGCTTACTTTCAAATCTTTTATCGCTTCAAGAAAACAGCAATAATCTCTTTGTGACGCACTACAGTTTTCCAGCAGACAAAGTTTGAAAAAAGGAAAATCCTTTTTCTCAAAACCCTGCAAAGCCGAAAAACATATATTCGACCTCTTTCTTCCTTTTTCCTGGCCTTTTTAAAACCCACCAGGGAAGAAGCAAAGGTACAAAAGAAGAAACTGGGTCGTATCTTCCCATGCAATCTGACGTTTCGC